TCTAAATTGGCTTCACAAGTTGCTATATCATCTTATCACAAAGAAACTAATAAAAGTTTTTGTGAGACTATGGAATTATTACATAATGAAGGTGTTATTAATGATAAATTAATTAATATCATCAATGAATATGGTAAAGAAGAAATAGATGGGATTATAAATCATGAAAATGATTATAATTTTGATTATTTTGGGTGGAGATCATTACAAGAAATGTATCTTTTAAAAAGACCAAATGGTGAAGTTGTTGAAAGACCTCAACATATGTATATGAGAGTTGCTCTTTGGGTGACTGATACATTTACAGAAGCGGTAGAATATTACAAATCTCTATCGAATCAATTAATTTCTAAGGCTACTCCTATCATGATTAATGCTGGGACAAAAGTACCTCAGTTAGCATCTTGTGTTTTACATTATAATAATTCAGATTCGAGAACAGGTTTATTACAAACATTAACTGATATTTCTACTTTCTCATCTGATGCTGCTGGTATTGGATTATCGATGTCTAATATTAGAAGTAAAGAAAGTAGAATCTCTACTTCTGGTGGATACGCAGGAGGACTATTAAAATATCTTAAAATTGTGAATGAATCTTTAAGATTTTTCAACCAACAAGGTAGAAGACCAGGTTCAGCAGCAATTTACATTGAGCCTTGGCATAAAGATATATATGACTTATTAGATATTAAGAAAAATACAGGTATCGAAGAATTAAGAGCAAGAGATTTATTTACAGCTCTTTGGATTCCTGATAATTTTATGAGAGCTGTAAAAGAAGATAGTGATTGGTATTTATTTTGTCCTAATGAAATAATTAAATCAGGTATCAAACCATTACAAGAATGTTATGGTGATGAATATGAAGAAAATTATAATAAAGCGGTATCTTTAGGGATTGGTAAAAAAGTTAAGGCTTTGGATATATGGACTAAGATTATCGAATCTCAAGTGGAGACAGGTGTACCTTATTTATGTTCTAAAGATAGTGCTAACAAAAAAACAAATCATCAAAATATTGGTGTAATTAAACAATCAAATTTATGTAATGAAATTTACCAATACACTGATGAGGAGACAACTGCGATATGTACACTATCCTCAGTAGTATTAAAGAATTTTATTATTAATAATAAGTTTGATTTTAATTTATTATTTGATGAAGTTAGAAAAGTGGTAAGATCACTTAATAAAGTGGTTAATATCAATAACTATTCAACAGGTAAAGGACTTAAGGGTGGTTTAGAACAAAGAGCTATTGCTATTGGTGTACAAGGATTAGCGGATGTATTCTATCTTATGGATTATGTATTCACATCTGAAGAAGCTAAAGTTTTAAATAAACAAATTTTCGAAACAATTTATTTTGCGGCGATTACAGAAAGTAACCAATTATGTATTGATGGAAAATACGAACCATATAAATACTTTGAAGGTTCACCAATGTCACAAGGTGTATTTCAATTTGATATGTGGGGATTGAAAAATGAAGATTTATCAGGAATGTGGGATTGGAATACTTTAAAAGAAAGTGTTAATAAATATGGAGTTTGTAACTCATTATTTACGGCTCAAATGCCTGTAGCTTCTTCAGCTAAAATTACTGGATCATTTGAAATGACTGAACCAGCACATTCGGCGTTATTTAATAGACGTGTTGTTGGTGGTGAAATTTTAATTGTGAACAAATATTTAGTTAATGATTTTGAAAAACTTGGTATTTGGTGTGAGGATTTGAAAAATGAAATTATAATGAATGAAGGTTCAATCCAAAGTATTAATTTTGATAATTATTTGGATTCAGAAGAAAAAAATTATAATAAGAAAATAAGTAGAATAGAATTTTTGGTATCTAAGTATAAAACTATATGGGAGATATCACAAAGAGAATTAATTGATATGGCTGCTGATAGAGCACCATTTATTGATCAATCTCAGTCTATGAATATTTATATGTCTAATCCAACATTATCTAAGATAACATCATCTCATTTTCATTCATGGGAAAAGGGATTAAAGACATTATGTTATTATGTTAGAACTAAGGCTATTTCTACAGGAGCAAAACATTTAGCAGTGAATATTGGTAAAAAAAGTGAACCTAAAAAAGAAATACCTAAAGTAGATTATACTGAGATGAAATTACCACCTAAACCTGAAAATACACAATTTGAATGTTTTGGATGTTCATCATAAAAATTAAAAGGAAAGTCAGAGAAATCTGACTTTTTTTATTTTATCATTTCCTTACAAAAAAAATATAGTAGAATATTTATAAACAAATGGCTAAAACAAGATACATAAATATTGATTTCCCTTTTAGGGATAGTGAAAAAGGGTTTTATTTCAAAATGAATCAAACCGATAAAGATGCAATTAGGGCGGATTTATTACATTTACTTTTAACTAATAAAGGTGAACGATTATATCTACCAGATTTTGGTAGTGATTTGAAAAAATATATTTTCGAACCTAATGATAGTATTACACATGAAGAAATAAGAAATAATCTTAATGAAACAATTAAGATATATATACCTAATCTTATAATAAACGAAATTAATTTTACTAATAATTCTGTAGAGGAATCTATTATAGTAGAATTAAAATATACAGTAACTGAAGGTACTTTTAGTTCTTCTGACACTGTCACATTAACATTTTAATATATGGCTAAGAAAATAGATTATAACGCACGTAATTTCTCCGATGTTAGACAACAGTTAATAACATTCATACAACAATATTATCCTGAAGTATTTTCGGATTTTAATGATGCTTCGGTAGGTATGATGTTATTGGAATTAAATGCTGCGGTTGGGGATATGTTATCTTTCCACACTGATAGATTATTTAACGAAACACAAATAAACTACGCACAAGAGAGATCATCTTTATTAGAAATGGCTAGGACATTTGGTTTAAATGTTCCTGGTAAAAGACCAAGTATTACTATAGTAGATTGGACAGTGACTAATATACCTGTTAATGGTGATACATTTGATATCAGTTATGCTCCGAAAATTTTAAAAGGTTCTCAAGCAACTGGTGCTGGTAAGGTGTTTGAATTAATGGAAGATTGTGATTTCTCATCTCCTTTTACTACAGGTGGGATTCCTAATAGATTGGTTTTTCCAAATATCGATGGTAGTGGTATTATTCAAAACTATACATTAGTGAAAAGAGAAATTATGTTAAATGGTTTCACTAAAATTTATAAGAAAACTCTTAATAGAGAAGATTATAGACCATTCTTAGAAATTATATTACCAGAAGATAATGTACTTTCAATTGAGAATATTATTACTAAGGAAGGTACTAATTTAAATTCTACACCAACAGAAGCTGAGTTCGCTGAATTTAATTTGAATTGGTATGAGGTTGATGCATTAGCACAATCAGAAATTTATGTTGTAGATAATAATTCTTTATCTGATAGACAAGGTGTATCAGTTGGTAAATGGAAAAATTCACCACAACGATTTATAAAGGAATATACTGATAATGGTTTCTGTAAAATTATATTCGGAGCTGGAGATTCAGATGTATCTGATTTAAATGATTTTATAGGTTGTAGAGGACAGATAGATAGAATTGGTAAAACAGTTAATAATTTATCTTTAGGGGCTATCCCACAAACTAGTAGAACAATGTATGTAAGATACAGAGTTGGTGGTGGTGAAGATAGTAATTTAGGACCAAATAGTGTAAATCAATTAGGTACTGTTAATGTTATTGTGAATGGAAGTGATTCAGATACTAATTTAAAGATTAGGAATAGTATTAGTGTTAATAATCCTATACCAGCTTTAGGTGGGAAAGAAGAACCATCAGTTGATGAAATAAGAAATTTAGTAAGATATAACTTTTCTTCACAAAATAGATGTGTGACGATTAAAGATTACCAAAGTAGAGTTTCATTGATGCCTGGTAAATTTGGTATACCATTTAGAAATGGTGTATGGGAAGAAAAAAATAAAATTAATGTATCAATCTTAGCTTTAGATTCTAATGGTAAATTAACTACAGATTCTACATCAGCTTTAAAACAAAATATAGCAGAATATCTTTCTGATTATAGGATGATTAATGATTATGTTACGGTTAAAAATGGGAGAGTAATTAATTTAGGTTTTGAGGTAGATATATTCTCTGAAAAATCAGTTCCTAAAGGAGAAGTTATCGCTGGTGTTGTTAATACGATAACACAATATTTGGATATAAATAAATGGGATATGGGAGATAATATCTATTTATCTCAATTAGTGGAAAATATTAATAATGTAGGTGGGGTATTAAACGTTACAGATTTAAGAGTATTTAATAAAGTTAATGAGAATGGGAAATATTCGTTAAATGAAATCGCTCAACCTTATATCGATACTACAACAAGACAAATTGAT